CCTGACGATCCTAACCTGCCTACACTTCTTGAGGAGTTAAAAAATGCTGCTGTTTGTACTAATGCTGAATTTGCTGACGCTCTTGGCATCGTTCGCTCTGCTGCTATTACTTGCATTAAGCCCGAAGGGACTGTTTCCCAACTTACTGGAACGGCTTCTGGTATTCATCCTCAGCATAGTAAGTTTTACATACGCCGGGTTCGATCTGATAACAAAGACCCTCTTACTGAATTTCTGAAGTCTCAGGGATTTCCAGCAGAGCCTTGCGTTATGAAGCCTGACTCGACCACGGTGTTCAGCTTCCCGATGCGTGTAGAGGACGGTGCAGTGCTACGTGACGACATTGACGCTATCAAGCACCTGCGCTTGTGGCTGACCTTCCAGCGTCACTGGTGTGAGCATAAGCCTTCTGTGACCATCAGCGTCAAGGAAAACGAGTGGCCTACCGTGGGAGCATGGACTTGGGAGCACTTCGATGAGATTACTGGTGTCTCATACCTTCCGCATGACGGAGGAACCTACAAACAGGCTCCGTACGAGGAAATTGATGAGTACACTTATCATTCTTTGGCTGCTGCTATGCCTACTGACATCGAGTGGGAGAAGTTCCTAGAGGGTACAGATAACGTCGAGGGTGTCCAACAACTTGCCTGTACTGCTGGCGCTTGCGAACTACCGTTCTAAGGAGTTATAATGAAAATTGATATAGGACTAATCAACGGCCTCGTGTTTGGTATAGCGCACACAGATGCGTTGTTTATTGAATACGAGGACGACGATGAAATGGAAGTTGCCCAAGGTGTTGTTCTAATGCTCGGCGTATTCCAGATTGTCTTCTATTGGTAATCTTTGGTGGTGTGTGAACTTAAAAGGCTCCTTCGGGAGCCTTCTTTTTAGTGTCCTGCGCCTAAGAATAGCGCCCTCTCGTCGTTCCTTCGCTTGACAAGACCCGGAAGCACCTTGCCTCCTGCCTTAGTCCAGTCTAGGAACGCCTCAGCAGCGCCCTCAAAGTCCCCACGATTGTACTTTGCCCGGATCGTGGATCGTTGCAGGTTCCCTAGCCCTACGTTGAAGCTAAAGCTCACCAAGGCATCTAGGTGGCTCTGGTTCTGCACAGACGCAGGGCACAGGCGAAGAACACCCTTCTCAAAGCTAGCTAGGTCTTTCTGGAGGATGGCATCCACCTCGTCCATCGTCAGTGTTCTGTCCCATCCTTGAGGGATAGGAAGCTCTTTACGCTGCTCTAGCGGTACTTTGATGTGGTTAGGGTCGATAACATGACCAACCCCAACAGTCCACAAGAGTGCAGGACAGCGGTAAGGCTTAGTCCGTACACCCTCATGGTGCTTAATCATCTTTAAGGCTTTGTCTGAGATCATTTCTTAGCGAAGGCTTGAGTACCGAACCAGAAAGCAATGATTGAGGCAAAGATTTGCTGTGTATCGTCGTCCCACAGGAGGTTCAGAGCCACGTCAAACTGTACGCCTGTCTTGATGGCGTAGTAGAAACCAAAGACATCCACAAACACCAGCAGGAAGAAGAAGCCATAGGTGATGGCAGGACGAACCATAGCACGAGCGTTCTTCACCCATGTGGACGTACCCTCAGACAAGGCCATATCGTGAGCATACAGCGCCTGACGCTCCTCAAGCTGGAACTTCTGGGTTTCAATATCAGCGTTAATCTGCATCTGATCGGTTCTAATTTCCTCAACACGGGCCTGAGCAACGTAGCCTTCCTTGAGCATACGGAGTTCTTTCTCTGTCTGCATATTCGCCAAAGCTAGCTCATGCTGTTTGTCTGCTCTGTCTTGGAAGAAGTCCAAGAGTTTAGGTAGACCTCCCATCAGGAAGGACATAAAGGTGGATAGGAATGTTAGCATTAGTTCTCCTTTTTAGCTATCTGTAAACACAAGTCTTTGGTTTTCTGTATATCAATGTACATCTTTAGCATTAACGGTAACGATACCAGCCACAATACCATCAGTAGACACGAAAGTACTAAGATAGCGTTGTAGACAAACCTAGAAATAAGAACCATATCTCTAAGGCCACTATTGCCGTTATTGTTACCATCAAGGCTATATCTATTCGTTGGTGAGTTTCCTGCTCTCGTCGCCATCTTTTGTCTCTTTCTTGTTTCTTGGCAAGATTCCTCGCAAAAGCCTGTTCTTCTAGGATTTGGTCATACATCTTCAGGAAACGTGAGTAAATGTCCCTCAGAGCCTTCGGAGCGTATACCATAGCCTCCCGTATCTGCACCGTCATGTTCTCCAGTTGTAGCTCGATCTGGACACGATCAATGGCACTATCTTCTACTGTGTCGGTTGTCTTAGATTGTTCCTCTAAGTCCAGACAATAAGCCTTCAAGGTTCTCTGTATCTCAAAGAAGGTCTTTAGCTGCTCACAGACCTCGTGAATGGCTTGTGTCTCATATTCCTCGTAGCTCAGTTGTTCTACGGTCTTTTGAGCCTTTTTGACTGGCTTTGGCGGCTCTACCGCAGCCACTGTTTCCGGCACAGGCGCAGGAGCCTCTTTCTTGCCGAATAAAGACTTTAGCCATCCCCAAAGACCTGTGACTTCTTTGTAGATGGCTTTAGCGTCTGAGACTCCCTTGCTGACAGTCTCTTTGAATTTACCTATCTCAGCCTTGCCCTCCGATAACAACTCACAACCACGGCGTATTGCAGCTACCGTGGCCTGAGCCGTCATCAGTAAGGTTATCGGGTCAATGGCTTACTCCTGCGGAGGATTCATGGCTCCTGTGAGAAGACCACGGTAAGCTAGGTTAGGAGGAGTTGGTCGAACTGCTCCAGAGGCAATACGGTTAGCGGCCTCTTTAGCGGCTGCTCGGCGCATAGCGTTCTGGATGACTTCAGCTCCAAAGCCTGTACCTCCCAACAAAGCAGCCGTTGCAGGAGACTGTGATGCTCCAAAAGCATACGCAGCAGCAGACAGTTTAGAGCGTGTGGGGCTAAACTGAGCAGTAAAGCTCAATACAGGATCGAGACTTCCGCCTCTGACCACTGATTTGATAACATTCTGTTCTGCCGGAGAAAACATACTCATTTTATTTTTATTAGCAGCAATGTTAATAAAACCAGTACGTATCAGTTCACTCTCAGAAGCGTTGGGACGCTCTTTCTTAATATCGGCTACATTAAGAGCATCTTCTAGAATCTCCGCACGAGAGGCATTACGCCAATCTTTACGAGATTCTTTCAGTGTTTTAACAGCGTTGTCAAGCTCTCCTTTAGCTGTAATAAGGTCTTTAGCGTTTAGCTTGTCAATGTAATTGTCAACAGCAGAAACGGCGGCCTTACCTAAGCGGCTAACTTGAGAATCGTTACTTGTTTTTAAATCATTAGCCATCTGACGTAAACGCTCGATAGTGGAGAAAGGAACACGTTGAGTGCCAATGATCTGTTCCATCTGCATTAAAGTTGCTTCTACGGCCTTAGCTTCGTTTGTGTTTGGAATCATACGAGCTTCATCCAAAGCCTTGCGAATATCCTGAACCATATTCAGTGCGCTTTGAGGCTTGACGGAAATATTGGAATTGTCTAAAGACTTGTAAGAGCGTGATGCACGATCTTTGATCTCCTGCATTGTATATACAGGCTTACCTTTCTCCATAGCATTGAGAATACGACCAGAAGCTCCAGCAGCCAGCGAACCCATACCAACACCAGCAATAGTGGCTGCAAGGTCTGAACCAGTATAGTCCTTGACAACCTCAAATGCGGGTTGAGATACAAGACCTGCAACACCAGAGACAGGGATTTGTTTACCCATTTCAGCAGCCAGTGCAGGAACTTTAGGAGCCAGTCCAGCCAAACCAGCAGTACCGGCCATAGCTTGAGCGCCTGATTGAACAGCACGTTCTAGACGGTTCTCAGGCTCAGGAAGACCCATAGCAGTCAAACCTTTGCTGAACTGCTGTGCAAACTCAGGAGCACGACTCTCTGAACCAAGAGCAGCAGCACCGAGGTTATAAGCGCCTTTACCGAACTCCAGTACTGCTGTAGCAGGTGCGGCAACGCCTTCCAAGGCAGCACGAGCAGTCAAACCAAGTTGACGACCAACTTCTTGACCAGTAGAGCGAGGCTCAGGTGCTGGACTATTTAAAACCTTAGCAATGTCGTCATCAGACATATCGGCGGGGAAGGCCACTACAGCGTTCCCAACCTGAACAAGTTTTTCTGCCATTATAGTTTCTCCACTCGTCCTGTTGCAGGATTAAAACGATGTGTAGCCCGTGGCTGCGCCGGAGCAGGAGCCTCTGGAGCAGGTTGTAGGTTAGGATTAACACCAGAGAAGGGGCTAGGACGAGGAGCAACATCGCCTTCACCAATGCCGGGTATGCCGGGGGAGACAAGTGTTGTCTTCTTGGCTTGTAGAGCCTTCTTAGTGTTACCAAGTGTGTTAACCAAGTCGTTCATAGCACCTGTCAACAATTCACGGTTCTTCCATGTGTTGTCATCAGCGATCTGGTCACGAGCACGTTGAGCGTCACCTTCAGTCTGTGTACCTTTAGCCAGCAAAAGAAGGTTGTTAGCTTGCTCAATAACAGCACGTTTTAGTTCGTTGAACTTCTGTGTATCCGCTGTAGGACGACCAATAAAGGCACGACCAGCACGTTCAATATTCTGAATCAAACCAAGGTCTAGCTTGTTAATGTCTGGAATCAGCTTATTGATCTTGTTAATCGAAGAATCAACAACGGTAAGTTGTTCATCGGTTGTGGCTACTTCTTTCTTGATCGAAGCAGGTAGCTTTGTCTGAGGAGTGGTCGTAACTTTGACACCAGAGGCAGGAGCAGCCTCTGTAGGAGCAGCACCTTCTTTAGGTTTAGCTCCGCCCATACCGAGCATCTTGGAAATATTAGGAGCAGCGGTGTTAATGTCGATAGGATCAACAGTTACAATCTCGCCTGTGTCAGAATCACGGAAAACCTTTGGTTTGGTCTCTTGAGTCACCAACCAACGAACCTGAGCTTCTTCTTGAGGGGTCAGAGCCTCACCACCTGCAAGTTTAACTTCTGCTTGTTGAATAACGCTACGGTTACGCTCAGATACGGTAGTTGCGCCTTCTCTAGAACGTAGGTTCTTTTCTGCAACGGATTCTTCCTTTTTACGAGCCACAATCTGTTGACCAAGGCGAGCAGCTTCTTCAGTAAACCCATTAGCCTGAAGACGTTTAGCATACTCCTCCAGTCCAGCAGTTGTTTGAACGTCAATTCCTTGCGCCAACTGACGTAGTTGCGTAGCTCGACGAACCGTAGGATCAGTTACATCTTGACCAAACAAACTACCGATACCTTGTCCCAACTGAGCACCACCCTTGTAGCCAAGGAAAGCGCCCATCTGACCAAGGTTCATGTCTGCTAGCTGAGCAGCACGTTGCTCGATCAGTTGGTTCTGAAGTTGTGCTTGCGAGAGAGGACTACCAAAGAGTCCTGCGAGAGCGTCTGTAGCCATTTCTACTCCTTAAGTCAGAAGGCCGCTAATAAGTTGTGCGATAGGGTCTACCAGACCAGCAGTAGCTCCTGCTTGTGCTTTAGCGGCTTGTGCTTGGTACTCAGCAGCACTCTTAGCCCCACCTGTCAAGAATTGTCCAGCCTGAGCACCTGCTGAGGCTTGTTGCTGACCCAAGGTCGAACCTAATGTCAAAGGAGCCTGACCAAGAGCCTCAGCCGTTGTAGCGCCTGTCAATGCTGTTGTAAACGGTGCAAGAGCCTGTGTCTGTAGACCATAACCGCCACCAGCGACACCCAAGCCACCAGTCATAAGCCCTTGACCAGCCTGTGCTTGTTGGATAGCAGCCTGTTGAGCCTGAGCAGCCAACTGAGCGTCTTGTTGAGCGATGGCGTTGTAGTATGCAGCCATCTGTGGGTTTGTAGCCATCAAGCCAGCGCCTCCGGGCGTATATCCAGCCTGAGTACCACCAACGGCAAGACCAAGACGACCCTGCTGCTGTTGTTGGTTAGTCAACTGAGCCAACTGTTGCTCACGACCCGGAGCCAACAGAGCCTGTTGCTGACTAATGTAACGCTGACGAGCAGCCTCTGGAGACTCTGCCACATACTGCTGACCAAGGTTAAACAACCCTGTGCCACCCACCAGAGCAGCCTGTTGCAGCGGTTGAGCCTGTGCAGCCCCACCAACGGCCTGACCTGCCTGAGCCAGCAGAGCCTCACGCATAGCAGCAACATCAGGAGCAACCTGATAACCAGCACCGATCAGTCGCCCTTTATCGTCGAACTGAAAGCCGCTAGTGCCGAAACGAGAGGTAATACCTACAGGACGGAACTGCGTCATTTCAGCAGCTTGTTGACCTTGAGCTAACAGCGCATTAGCAATGTCCGTAGAAGCCCCTGCTGCCTGATTAGAGGCATAGATGTTACCGATCCCCGACAACAGACCTTGTGTCGTATTGAGATTAGTCGTAGCCATTAGTAAGTCCCTCCGTTAACGGTGGCATTTAAAGTACCAGAGACTGTAAGGTTTACAGCCGTTGTAGTACCTGTCAATGCGGCATTGTTTGCATCAGGTTTACTGTTCACAGCGGATGCAATGTTGTCGAATTCTGTGTTGATTTCAGTACCCTTGATGATCTTGGAAGGGTTTCCAGACACCAAGCCGTCCTTAACGGCAAAGTTAGTACTTTTTGTGTAGTTACTCATGCGGTTCTCCCCGGCTTGACATATACATCAAGTTTTTGAATTGATATGGCTTTGTTGTTTACAATGGTTTCAAAACCAAGCTGGAGAACCTTACCAGAACCTCCAACATTGATAATCTTGTTGTCGAAAGCAGAGCCACCAAACTCTGCAATGTTGTATTCAGAGATATTGTACTCTGCAACAGCGGCGTTAGCAAGACTAAAGTTCCTACTATTCAAAATATCGCTGTAGTCGAAGCCGAACTTAAGGATCACAGCATAGCCCTGACCACCGATAACCGTTACGCCAACCTTCTTCAACATCTTCAAGGTTGTTGGGCTACCAAAGTCAAAGTAATTAGTGTAATACTTTAGTAGGTATGTTTGGTTGTTATCCAAGTGACCGGTATACTCTCCGACATAGCCTTCCTTGCCCACTAGGAGGGCTTTAGAGCGTGTATATTTGAAAGCAAACGGTACAAGGCCATCCCACGTTGTAACTCGTCTAGCGCCGTTCTGAAGGGCAGCTCTCATGTCAAAGCAGTAGACCAAGCCACGGGAGGGCAGACTGATGAGGTAGAAAGCGTCCTTGTCGCTGTAAACAGCCTTGACATCTTCTGGGTTTTCTGCAAGGATTTCTGACACAATGTCGTCACGGACGCTGGCACTGATGTCGTTCAACGGAGCAGACTTCTCCTGAATCGTACGAGCAATAGACCGAATACCGCTATCGCTGGCAAACAGAATGTCCCCACCAGTGACAATCACCGAGTCACGAGCAAAGCAGCCAACACCACCGATAGTGTCAGCCAATGTAAGGTTCTGGGTGTCGTTAGCTCCGCTGTAGATCAGAATCTGACGCTTACCGAAGATGTACAAATAATTGTTGTGGACTGCCAGAGCCTGAATCTCGTCAGCGCCGTTAGGCCACACCTGAGCCACGTTCAGAGTACCAGAAGTACCGCCAGAGAAGACATGACCAGACAAAAGATCAGAGAACTGAACCGTGTTCTTGTCTGAGGATGTATTCGCTGTCCATGTACGACCATAAGCAGAGACCACACAGTTAGCGTTCTGGACTGTACCATTGTAACCACTAACCTCGCTGATTCGCTTGTATTGGGTCGTAGAAACGGCAGGGTCAAACACCAAAGGGTCATGGCCTGACTGATACAGATACATCTTACCGTTCAATGGAGCCATCTGCCAATGGTCTGCGCTAATCGTAGGGGCCGTACCACCGCCACCATAGCTCAAGGTAGTAACCGTAGACCCAGAGATTTTAAACAGTTTGTTGTTACCAGCGAACAGAATGTAGGAGTTGCCGCTGTTGTCAATCAACTCACCGATGGATTTAACCTTAGCTGTGTTTAGATCAGCGTTAGAAGTGTGTAAAGGCTCCCAACCGTTACGAGCACCAATACGACCAAACTTGTCGATCACACAGTTGTTTGCTACTGTGGCGTAACCACTCTCAAGAGATACGGAGCTATCCTGAGTGTTTAAACCCAAAAAGCCCGGAGCAGC